TATTATATATGTTTTTTACCAAATTGTCAATAATTTTCTTTGACAATATAGTATTGTGGCTTAGGATACTTTTCTAGAATTTGTTGTTCTTTAATGTATTCATTCATTTTTGGTGCAGTGAAAAACATCTGATGTAACACGGGTTTGTGTGTACTAGAATCAACTACTGACAAGTACCAAGATTTAACAGCCATACTATCCTTTCGTTAATTAAAAAAAGGCCCCGAAGGGCCTGTATTATCCTTCCATTGCTGAGATAATGTACTTACCGTACTTATCATGGAATTTATCAAAGTTCTTCAGCTTGCTGGAATCAAATGGCAAGTTATAGTTAGTAAGTGCAACCTTAGCACCCATAACAACTAGCTCAGTTGGGAAATTATCCATCATAAAACCAAAGAAGTTATCTGCCATAGAGTCCCAGTCTTTGACTCGTTTTTGGTCCGCTGTCTGAAGCTCGTAGCACAAACTAATACTCAAAGAATACATAGCGGAGATTTCCTTGATTGCAATCTTATCAATCTTACCGCTTAGAATATCTTCTGGCTTAGGCATTTGTTTTGCAACTTTGCGGTGAGCCATAAACTTAACAGCAAGCCCCTCGCCGACTGCACCTGAAACGAGGTCAGTGAGCGTATTCTCAGGAAGGTCTTCGTCGGCAAGGAGCTCTGACACAAATGACCAAGAGCGAGGAGTAGCAAAGCTACGGCTTGGGCTCTTTGGATCAAAATCGTACAAGTCTTGTTTTGCAAAACCAAGATAACCAACAACTTGTTCGTGAATCTTATTGTTAACTGCCCATTCCAACCAGTCTTCAAAATCGTAAGTAAGTTCAATGTGAACAAAACGATTTGCCAACGGAGCAGGCATACGATAAGTAACACCCTTGTCAGTTTCGCGGTTACCAGCCGCAACAATTGAAACACCATCTGGCAATTTATATGTACCAACACGGCGATTCAAAATAAGTTGATAAGCCGCGGCCTGTGTAGCAGGAGCCGCTGAATTAAGTTCGTCCAAGAATAGAATAGCAGTACTATTTGGATCACTAGGAAGTTCACCAGGAGGTGCCCATGTCATTGTTCCTAGATTGGAATTGTAATAAGGGATACCTTTAATGTCTGTAGGTTCCCATAGGCTCAAACGAACGTCAATAACTTCACGCTCTTGTTCTTCACCAATTTGTTTAACAATATCGGACTTACCGATACCTGGAGGGCCCCACATGAACACAGGGCGTTTAATTTTGATACATTTACGTAGCGCAACTTTAGCCTGATTTGGCGTTTGTGTACGATTACCTACTGACTCACCTTTTGCCATTTTATTCCTCGTTTAGTTTAATAAAAACAGTATTGCTCACTGTTTTAATAGTATAACACTCTTAGAGGGGTTTGTCAATTGCTTCTTGTGTCTTTTTTGCGTTAGAGCGAGCTTTTGCTAGTCCAAATTTAGCAATGTCGCCGGAAAACAACACCAATTGTATTGCTACTTTTTCTGAGAATACATGGATAATTTGTTTATCTATGTAATAGGGACAGTCAATGTATTTGTTTAAACGAAGCTCTAATTGGCTTGTCCATTCTGTTTCTTTTGGAACTCGTATTGAATGTGTTTTTACATCCATCTTTTGAGTTAATGTCTTGAAACCTGCTTCTGTTAGTTTAAGTGCAGAATTGCCCTTACGTCTAGGGTTGTACCAAAATACAGGCAAATATTTTCTAATGGTTTTGTCGTCTGTAGCTAATTCCAAACTTTCTAACAACTTTTTGGTTAGCTCGATTTTGTAGTCCATTTATACTAGCTTTTCTCCAGTAGTAAGTTTGTACACGGAGAAGTCCTTACAGTTGAATAGTTTGTTTAATTTTTCTGCTAAATTGATAGCATGACCGGAATTTGAAAAACTAACCTTTTTATATTTGGGCCCAATTTCTTGAGCCAACATGCTAGACGTTTTCAGATTAACGGGCTTATCTTTATAAAAAACTGCCCAGATGGCATCTGCTTCTAAAACTTGTTCAGTTTTATAATTTTTCTTGTTTGTTATTTCTAACAACACGGTTGGTTTAGGTCTAGACACGATATGCGTACTCCAAATATACGCATATATTTATAACAGATAGTGTTAAAAAGTACCACCATCCATGCTTACTTGAATCGTATCTTCGGTAGCAGGTTTAGATAATTGTGCATCTAAATTGCCTGCTAAACGTGTCATTGCAAGTGCTAGGCTATCTGTAAGAGCAATGGCGTCTTTTATGTCTAAAACAACCGTTTTCTGACCGGATTTGTTTGCAATTCGAACCTTATCTATAAGGTTTTCGATAGGTAATGTGTTTAATTGTTTCATGGTTGTTTACTTACTGTATTAAGTACTGACCTCATTTCTGCTTCTGTTTTAAAAGGACCTTTAAACGGATATCGTTCTAAAGTAATTAGTTTGGGACAAAATGATTTAACCCATCCTTTTCTAAACTGAATAACATAATATCCTGCACAGTACTGACTTTTACTTTTGGTACTTTTAGCATAAATGGGTAATCTTTGTTGCACGTTGTACAATGGATTATATGGTTTACTAGAGCAAGGAAAATCATACACAGTATGATTGTTTTTCTTTACTACCTTAGTAGGACCAGGTGTGTCGGAAAATTCTACACCTAATTTTTCCTTAACATCTTTTATAGATCCGATTTCGATTCTGCGACCTTGACGTATAAACGAAAATACTTTTTTCTCTTTATTAAGTGTACCTAACTTTGTACCCTCTTGTTCCAATAACCAACTTTTATTTGGTATCAACACCTTAGCTGTAGTCATTATTTCCTCCATCCTGTATTATGCCTCATATCTTGCGTTTAACGGATCAGAATAACTTTGAACCTGTTCTACTACTTTAACAAGATCGTAGGAGTTAGCAAACTTCATTAACCTAATTCCAACTTGCGCTATGTTTTTATTCTTACCTAGTTCGTTTGCAATAGTTTCGGCAATTAATACTTTAATTTCGTCGGGCTGTGCTGTAAGATCGCACAACAGTTTATTACGATTATAATCGTCTAATACACGATGTTCAACCCCTTCGTGATCAGTCCAACGCTGTAACATCATGTTGTTCCAATTGTACCCCTTGGAGTTTCGATCTGCGAACGCTTCTCTAAGTCCCACTTTTTTCTTAGTGCCTTTCTCTCTGACTCCGGGATAAGCAGAAAAGATGTTGTCTGACGTGTCTCCACGCATACACTTTTCGAAGAGGAGCCATTCTGGGTCTGGAGCAGGCTTGGCAACTTTGGTTTTTTTGTCAATAACATGTTTTCCCTTTTCATCAAAATAACCTTCGTGTGTAATAGTAACACCACTGACACCATTGTACTGTCGTACATTAGGTGCAATTAATTGTGCAAAGTCTCCATCTGTACTAATGATAACATGATCATCATTAGGATGTGCTTGAATAAAACCTGCTATCAAATCGTCAGCTTCTAACTGAGGATGTTGTAGAACTGTACAGTTTGTACGCTCATTTATAAAATCTTTGAATTGATCAAATGTTTCCCAGAAGATACGATCTTCCTCTTGCTCACGTGGACTTTGAGCCGCACGAGCATCAGATCGTTGACGCTTGTAAGGAGCATAGTGATCCTTACGCCAGCTACGACCTTCGAGTGCAAATACAACATGAGTACCTTTAAAATCTTTCCATGCCTTCCTAACTGAATTAAGAATAACATGCAGGCTCATGCCTACCTTTTCATCAGCCTCGCCTCTTATAACGTGTCTAGCACGAAAGAATGTATTTGCTGTATCTACTATAATATATGTCATTAACTAATCTCTGTTTTGCCATCATCACGCAAAGCACGATTAACATAACCTGTACCTCTACGACTCATGTCAATACCTTGCTCTGCACCTACGTTACGACACAATTCACTAAACCAAGCATCAACAATCGCTTCGTCTGTAGGACCGTTGTATCCTGCGCTTTTTAATTGTAACACAAAATACTCGTTCCAATCAAGCTCAAAGAAACCGTTTCTGAGATTATCTTTGTTTACGTGAGTATCTAATACAGCTACCCACGGTTCTTTGTTTTCGGTGGCAATTTCTTTAGGAGTACGTGCATCTTGCTGTGCTTGTTCTTCTTGTATTTTTTCTAAACGATCGATTTCATCTTGTCTAATTTTGGCTTCTTGTTGCAGTTGTGCTAAATTTGCTTCCAACTGATCGATGCCCATTATTTTTTTAATAAAGTTTTTCATACTCTTCCTTTT